ACCACACTTGGAACTACATTGGCGGTTTCCGGCGCATCTACTTTTTTCGGTGCAAAAACGCTTGCGAGTACATTAGTGGTTTCCGGCGCAAGCACGCTTGGATCTACATTAGCCGTTTCGGGCGCTTCTACATTTTACGGAACGCTTCATGCTGCTAATTGGGTTACAGGTGTGATTCCACAGTCGGCGATTAGCGGTGGAGTAGGTAGCAGTAACTTTACAACAGATGTATCTATGAATGCAAAGTTATATGTGAATCTAGATGTATCAATGAATTCAAAATTATCTGTTGGAGGTGCAACCACACTTGGATCAACATTAGCCGTTTCGGGTGCTTCTACCTTTTACGGAACGCTTCATGCTGCTAATTGGGTTACCGGTGTGATTCCACCGTCGGCGATTAGCGGCGGGGTAGGTAGCAGCAACTTTATAACAGACGTGTCTATGAATGCAAAGTTATATGTGAATCTAGATGTATCAATGAATTCAAAATTATCTGTTGGCGGAGATGTGTCAATGAACTCCAGACTTTACATTGCTGGTCCAATTAGACAATGGTAAAATCCAAATACAATAAAAAATTATTTACAATAATACATGCAAATAATTTTCTAATCAAAACGCTAACTTTCTAATCCTCTAATATATTCAATGCCGGTTTTTTCATCCCACGATCCCGACCAGGTACACCATTTACCTGTTTTTTTTCAAGCAACTTTGCAATAACACAAATATATGGATCATTTAATTCGAATCGTACACCGATAACATTTGCCACTAATTTATCATTTTCAACTACGTTTGCGAAATTTTTATCAGTAAAATGATGGTCGCGAGCAATAAACACGGTCACCGGAACGCTTCCGTCTTCGTCTATCACCTCCGCATGAATCCCCGCCTTCGTAATAGTTTTCGTTGTACATTCAACCAGCATTCCTTCAACCGGATGGCAAACCATACATTCAAACATTACCTGGAATTCCACACGATGTCCACGAACCGACCCACTCGAATAATTTATAATACGCACTGAATTCGGTTTTACAATCCCTTCGGCAATGCATTTCCCAGTAACACGATACGAAATATCTCGTTCCAAGTTCTGTTTCACAGTTTTGCCCACTTCGGTAATCGATAACATCACCTTTTGGGTTAAAATCGCCGGACTAAATACCCCATATATTTTCTTATTGTCGGCTTGTTTATTCATACTACTATATCGATACAAAATATATTTCTATGTTATTTCTAGAAATATATTTTCAATTTTCCAACTATGTCGATATGTATTATAGTTTTGGTAAATCATTCGCCAACGTTTCTTCTACATCCAAGAACCATTTTTGATTTCCAGAATTCGGGCTATCATTAAAATACCGCATAATTATTTCCATCATAACACACAGCCCAATTCGCATTATATTTTTCGCATTTGTATTTACATCGTATTTAATCATTCCGTCTTTATTTTGGCCACTGAAATACGGATTTTTGGCTAAAACCTTATTATTCATGAACTTGACGATTTCGCTTTTTCCCATGACACTACATTTGAATCCTTTATTTAAATATGCATGTTTACCGGCGACCGGTTGCTTTACAATTTCCTTCATTTTAAATGTCATTTCATTCTTCTTAAACAAATGCATAAACCCAACGAATGACTGCAATTGTGACGGTTCTATGTGGTATTTTTTACGCAATTCGTCCTTGTATTTTCGAACTGTAGCAGCAGGTGCCTTTTTCCACTGCCGTGTCTCTAATACCTGGATGTATAGGTCAATGTGATTATTTCCGCCGAGCGCAATGCATTTATCGGTACCCTGGCTGAACATTTTTTCATCGAAATATAACTTTATGCTAGATTCGTGTTTATACGTAGGTATATATGTGTCGGCCTTATACCAATGATATAACATGATTAATTTGTGCTCAATCGTTTTGGTATCCATCCAATGAAACACTGTGTATTTATCAATCACATCGCCCGGTATATTTATATTGTTCTCCAATTCGGCGTAAACATAGCCCATATGTTTGTACCAATCACTTTCAGCGGTCGGCAACACCTCCCGTTTTGCGTGCTTCACTTTTGCATTAGCAATTTCCGTGAAAGCCAATTCTAGTTCAATTACCAATGAATCATAAGTTTTTTCTATTTTACCAAAGTTGGGTATATCAGCTTTATCAACTTCGAGAACCGGTGCAGGCGGTTTGCGCACCCCCTCCTTTTCCAACGGCAATTCCATGTACATTTCATTCGGTTTATAATCAACCGGTACTGTTCTATCAAGCACCGACGATTGTTCGTCCGTAATCTCGAGTGGCTGAAACCCATAATACTCGCCCGCATTAATTAAATAGCCACTTCGACCGTATTTATCTACAATATAATTGTATGGGTTCTCGGTAAACATGGATAATACATAGTCGATTTGTTCGAGTGGATAAGTTCGCATAATTTGTATAGAAGCCAACAATTGCGTCCTGCTATAAAACGGCTGTTCCCTGAAAACATCGCGAATTCGCTTTGCAATGGCATTGTAATTCATCTTCACGTAATGTTCTCCGTATGTATTATTATTAATATCTTCAGGATTAACAACGGTTGTTGGAGAACATACAAAATCACAATTCATGTAATCACAAATACCGCTGCCCTCTCTGTCGCCGATTTTATATTCGATTTCTTGATTACTTGACAACTTCAACTTGATGTTTTGGTTCTCAGCCAGAGCATTTAATTTGTCGAGGGTAAATGATGTTTGCCCGATGTTCAAAATGCAATCAACTGAGATTTCCTTTAATATTCGTGTGATTGTACCAATCTGTATTGCCTTCTTTTCTGCATAACGATACACATATAAATCAGCGGGTTCCGCATCGCCGTCGGGTGCGGTTGCATGTAAATATATTTCTACATTGCGCTCTTCGAACGGTAACATACAATGACTTAGGTTTCGAACACCTCTTCCAATAATTTGTTCGACTCGGTTCATATTGTACCACGGCTCGAGAACATGCAATTGACGAATATTTTTGAAATCGAGGCCTTCCGCGGCAGCCTTTGTGATTAAAACGACGCGGATTTGTTCTCCATGTTTGTTTCCGGGACCAGTTACGTGTTTTAAATCGGCCAAATTATTCGGCGAGAACGACTTGTCACCTGTAATCATGACGTATTTCGCAGGGCGAAACGTTGCTTTATCTTCAGTTTCGTCCAATGTTTTAAATGTAGTTGCATCGACTTGTGCTGTGGGTGCAGTTTCGAATAAAGATTTGGTGTGACTGGCGAAACCGTAACGAGTAAATCCCATTTCTTCTAATGCCAGCGCAATGGGAACCACTCCGCCGTCTATAAACTGCGAATAAACCATGACAATTCCGGTTGATTGTTTAATGCTGTTACATATGCTCGCTATTTTGCCGCTATATTTTTGAATATTATCTGGGTGAAATATTTTGCCATATTTTGACATAATTTCTGGATAATATTTGAAATTGTGGCGAAGTTCAAACGGGGTTCTCGTTTGTTCGTATGACATTATAGTTGACAAGCCCTCTTTACCAATCATGCTGTTTATAATCTCGGCGTGTTGCGCCAACGTTTCTTCGTCAACTGTTTCGGCTGCATTATCTGCAGATGATTCATCAATTGATTCAACTTCGTCTGCTTCGTCTTCTTCTGTATCAATCGATTCGTCAACAACCTCATCTGGAACAGTAACTGGTGCTGGTGCAGTAACTGGTGTATTATTTTCACCATTTCCACCTGCAAATTCTTTTGCCGCCTGGGATTCTACAAGGTTCATTTCTTCTAATGGTTCCGCATTTTCAGGCGATTCTTCGGTCGGTTCTTCTACAGATTCCGTATTTTCGGTCGATTCTTCGGCTTCATTAACCTGGTTCTCCATTTCGCCAACAACTTCATCAAATGCCGGCGACGGATAAATGATGTTAAGCGACTGCAACGGTTCTCTTAATTGTGTATAACCAAATGATTCCATATTTTCGAATGACGGCATTTCTCGTTCTTTGCCATAAATATCCGTAGTAGAAAAAGAAGTATGCAACAAATGCTCAATGATAAAATTATACGCGGATTTCTGGTATTCTCCAAACGGGTCCATGTATAAAGGAGTTTTACTCGGCTTCTCTGCATCTTCGATTTGTTTGTTATTCATTTGCGTGGAAGGATAAGTATCGAGCTGCATTTGTCTACCTGGTGCGAAATCCACCGGATAAATACGATAAGGAAACGTATACGGGTTTTCTCCACGAACATACGAAACATACCCGGTTAATTTACGGCGAAGTAATTCTTGCCCATCTTCGACTTGTGTCCCATCCGGCAATATACGCGACTTTGCAAATTCCCCTTCGCGCGTAAACACGTCCTTTTCCTCAATTTGCCCTCGTTTATCAACCGCATTTAATAAATTCGTCAACCAAATAATTTCACGCGGGTCATTAAACACGGGCGTAGCGGACAACAATAACAACCGCATGTTCTCCGCATATTTGCAAACGCGCATTAATAAACTCGCCGTTTTCTTTGCTTCCTTATTGTCTTGCATGATACGGATGTTATGCACCTCATCAATTATGACAAGACGGTTGTTAAACAGTGCCTGAATTTTGCCGATTTCCTGCTGTTTTTGTTGTTTTGTGGATAACCCGCTCTCACTATTGGTAGAAATATTTCGCTTAATATAATTTGCAAGTTCTCCATATCCCATAAAAGTATAGTATTGATTAATAAGGGAATTGATTTGAGAAATCACTTTATCGCGTGGCATATTTTGCACTTGTGACGGATTGATTTCTTTCAACAATGCATTCCCGATGCACGTATTCAAATTCCAATTGCCACCTTCCATCATTAACTTTCTTTCGTCAAATATTTGCTGTCGAAAGTTGTTTTGCACATTTGGCGACGCAATTATCATGATCCGTTGATTACCACCAGTTTGTTTCATGTAACTACGCATTTCTTCTGCAATTCCAATCGCACTGCATGTTTTGCCTGTACCCAGTCCATGATATAACAATAAGCTGTTATAGGGTGTTTGAAACGAAAGAAAGTTTTTAACAAACAATTGGTGTGGCATGAGTTCAAATTCGGCATTACACATCTTTTCTGCCTGTGTCTTTATGTCGTATATTTTTCCGTCGTATTGGGTATCCTGAAATTCTTTTCGTTTGGCAATTTTGATATTGAAATTGGGGTCATTTAATTCCGGATATAAAAAATCATATGTGTCTTCCAAATTAATATTTTTGCGCTCAATCAACTCCTTTTCTTTCATAAATGTGTTATATTCCTTCGAATCGACGTCGTCGGGTGGGATACCCATCTTATTTTGCAGCTCATTTTCGTTTGCAGTAGATGTTATATCTGTTTCGGGTAATTTATAGAGGCCTTCGTCTAGAATGACTGGAACGGCACGAGAGGTCTGGTCGTCAACAATCATGGGTTCTCCTGCAGATTCTAGCTCAGTTGCGGGCGGAGTCGATTCGGCAAGCGGCGCTAGTGGTTGTGCAATTACAGGTGCATTCTCATTTCGCTCCATTTCCTCCAAATAAATAATTTGAATAATCCATTCATCGTTTAACGTACCAAAATAGGTCGACTTTGTATCGCCTTTTACTCGCAATTTTAGTGCATCAATCACGGTCTTTAGTCGCGCTCCAGTAATACGTTTACCATCGATTTTCCCATTTTTAAGGTGATACACTCTATCAAAATTGCGCGTTAAAAGGTCAATGTCATACGTTTTTTTGCGGTGGTCGTCAACGGACAAAACAACGCGTTTACCGTTTGAAACTAATTCAATATCTTTTAATTTGTAGCATACCTTATCATCGTCGCATCTATATCCAATCGGGCATCGCTGATCTTTGCATGACATGTTTGCATCGTTCACGGGCACAGCCACAGCATCTTGTAGTGGTTCTGCTGGTGCCTGCCATTTTACCGGTTCGACTTGTACAGGTGCATTGTGAAACGGATTTATCGAGGCAAGTGCATTTACAATTGTATCCACAATTGGCTCCGGCTGTGGTTGCGGCGGTTTAATCTTTAATTTGCGCGTTTTATTCGTAGACGGCGATGTGTCATTTTGTTCTTTACGCGTCTTTTTCGGCATGTCTTAAGATATATGTATATATTTTACACATATAATTCATTTATTTACTTTATTATCGAATTACATATACATCATGTAATATTGGGTCAATGTATTATGAATGTTTGTAAGCAATCGCTTTTTTTCTAAATTATAAGGCCGCATGATAGAAATACATTCGTCAAACGTTTTCCACTCCATTTTACTTACTTCCGTAATTTCATAATTGGCAAGATTTTCACTATGTTTGTGCGGAATATAGGCTATATAATATTTATGTTTGTACGATTTATAATTCGACCCCGTGAATATTTCTTCATACGGGTAAATATTATGGATGCTGTGTAAATGTTTACGGTCAAACCCGGTCTCTTCGCAAAACTCGCGAATGGCACAATCATAATCTTTTTCTTGAAAATTACGCCGGCCCTTTGGAAACCCCCATTCCGGTTCATCCCATTGTCTGTATTGATTACTATCCTCGATTAACGACTCAAGGGAATATTGCTCCCCTTTACTCATTATACCAGACCGCAACATTTCGAACTTATCACGAGACCCATTTTCCTCATGTTTATATTGATTGCTAATGACGTTCTCGCCCCATATATGTTTCCATAATTCGGCAAACGTTTTCGTAAGTAAGTACTGTTTCTCGACATTCGTCATTTGTATAATCATATTCATAATATAGTCCTTGTTATGCACTGAATATTTCCCGCGCATGAAATCAATAAATCCAAATGTATCCTTTCGTCTTATTGTCAAATATTGTAATTTCGAATCGACAATGCGAAACGCAATAACGCCTATACTAATGATGGGTAATTTACATAAATGATATACATGACCGTATTTGCCACAATTATTACAATAATTATCTGCCATTTTTTATAGTAATACGATAAATCCTAAGTAAATATAATACCGAGTCTTTATATAAATATTCGCCAATGTTGTTTGAACCGTCAATATGGGGACCTCACTATTGGTTTTTTTTACATACAGTTGCCGAATGTTATCCAGAAAATCCAAACGAAGTGTTAAAACGTAAATATTACGATTTAATCCAAAACATTCCATTATTTATTCCAATAAGCGAAATAGGCGACAAATTTAGCCGCTTGTTAGACAAATATCCAGTAACGCCTTATTTGTGTTCGAAACAGTCTTTCGTACGCTGGATGCATTTTATTCATAACAAGATTAACGTCTCGCTAGAAAAACCAGAACTGTCTTTGCCTGAGGCGCTAGCCAAATATCGCTCGAATTATAAGCCGAAACCAATATATTTAGCAGAACAAATCAATCTACGCCGGCACTATTTGTATGCATTTTTCATCATTCTCGTCGTATTTTTGATATACATGTATTATGAATAACGTACACAAATATTCTCTAGATAATATAAAGATGCGGTTAGAGTTGTATATCATAATCATTGCCGGATTTATAATCGCCAACATATACTCGGATGGAAAGTATGCGAAAATGCTCATGTCAGGAAAAAAATACTATCAAATGGCGGGGGTTGCATTTGGCGCGCTAATGATATATATTTTGTTTAAGCGTAACCCAATGCGTGCACACCAAATGCTCAGCGCGTCAAACGATTATTTGCGATATTTACCGATTGACCGTAATACCACCAACATGATTTCTCCTATTTTGGATTTTACAAGCCGACAACAATTTGCAGAACAACCACAACATCATGGTCATAGTATGGATGGCGGAAATTATATGCGGCCAGTATTAGCTATGCCAGATACGTCCAATGTAACTGGAGAGGCCCGTATTATGCAATCTGGAAAAAAAGCGACAAAGCGTTCTGTAAGTGAAACCAAAAAGAAGTTTGTCGCGTCTAGACAGGACTGGAAATGCGGCGACTGCCAACATCAATTAACAGCTTGGTTTGAAGTTGATCATAAAATACGCTTAGAATATGGAGGAAGTAACCACGTAGATAATTTAGTTGCATTGTGTCGTGAGTGTCACGGTAAGAAAACTACTATGGAAAATCTCTAATATTCGCTGGCATGGTATAGTATTTTTGGTATATGTTAATATCAAAAATACATGTATATATAATCTATAGTCAGTTTATAGAATGTCAGATATAGATACCACAAAACAACCTATAATAACGAAAGGTATCGAATTCATAAAATCATACAACAAATACTTGGTATTAGTTATATCCATCATTATTGCAGGAATATCGATTAACGATGGTTTAAAGAATAGTAACAATAACCAATCTGTTTCGGGCAACGTATCTACTGCGGTCATTGCCTTGTTAATTGGTATCGGTTATTTCATGTTTACACAATTGCAGGCGCGGTTTAATAACAATCGATTCCTTGTAGGCGGTACATTCGGCGTTTTCATCTTATTAGCGGTAGTTATTTATACATTTATAAAGGTGGATATACAAACGTTTACCTTTTTTGCTTATTTAACAGGGGCACTTGCTACGCTTATTTTGGCAGTTGGACTAGCTTTATTCTTTTATGTATTTAGTAATTATTTGAAATCGTTTACTGGATGGGGAGGATTCTTTGTTTACTTTTTATTTTACATACCATGCTTGTTATTGTCTTTTGTACAATACGTTATTACCGAGTTTAAGTTAACCACGAGCCCCGTTTTGATTCTTTTTGTTGTAGAATTGTTGCTGCTATTGCTTTATGTATATATTCCCAAGCTAATCGCCCATATTTCTAGCAAAGAAGGTATCCCGGTACTTGAAGGTAGCGTATTCTTAAATTCGCCGCACACGTTTTCACTTGGCGGTCGCAATGTTATACCGGATATGGATATTCAACTGGCCGGAAATATTAACAAGACGCCGTTTCAAAATTATGCGATTTCCATGTGGACCTATGTAAATGCACACAGTACAAATAAAATTGCGTATAATAAAGAATCTGTTATTTTTGACTATGGCAAGGGCAAGCCCAAAGTAACGTATTTTCCCGGTGATAATCCAGACGCGGCACCTGTATATCGCATATATTTTACAACACAAGACAAGGATTCGTCGCATTACGAGTTGAAATTGCCAATGCAACGCTGGAATAACCTGGTATTTAACTATAGTTCAACACACGCTGATTTATTTGTAAATGGCAATTTAGAACGGACATTTTCATTCGAAAATGGAAAAATGCCGATAATTAATGCCGCCGATGTTATTACAACCGGCAGTATCGATGGACTGCACGGCGCAATTAGCAACATACGTTATTATCCAAAAACGCTCAGCAAACATAGAATTGCGACCATGTACAATGTATTTATGAAAAAAACACCGCCGACAATTAATTTGTAATGATTTAATATAGACTTAAATGAATACAGTTGCTATTATTTTAGCCATAGTGGTCGTACTATTATTTTACATATTATACAAATATTTCATGTTAAACTCGACTGAATTGTCCAAAACAGCTAGCTTAAACGCGTCAAACCCTGCTATACCTATTACAAATAATCCTTCCAGTTTGCGATATGCGTATGGAATTTGGATCTACGTCAACTCATGGAATACAGGTGTTAGTAAAACTATTTTTTCAAGAAATAAAAACATTATGCTATATTTAGACTCGATTGCGCCTATCTTAAAGTGTGATATTGGTATGAACGGAGGTACACGCAAAACTCTGGAAATAACGGACAATTTTCCTCTGCAGAAATGGGTACATGTGGTAATAAGTGTAGATAATCAATATGTGGATGCATATTTAGACGGCAAGCTAATCAAGTCTGGACGAATGGTTGACGGACAAAATAGCCCTGCTACTCCCACCAGCAAAGATATGGTTATTGGGGGCGGCACTACATTTGATGCTTACATTTCCAAATTTCAACATTGGGCTGAGCCGGTTGATCCGCAGATAGTATGGAGTGAATATATGAGCGGCAATGGACAGAGCCGTGTAACGAGTTTCATATCATCATACGGCATTGACCTATCTATTATTAAGGACAATATAGAACAATCCAAATACTCAATATTCTAATTTTTATCAAATCGTTTTATACTTATATAATATATTATATAATTATGAATACACTACCGCCAGCAACAACCGCTTCGCGATTAGAAATACCGCAAAGTGTTCAAAATATAGGCAATAGTATAAGCGAATCAATGAATAATCTCTCTCAAACGGTCAGCTCTAGTATAAGCGAGTTTTCACAACAAGCGCAGACTGGGGTAGATGCGTCTAGTGGGTTCTTGTCATCGAATACAATCATTGCCAAGTTCGCATTTCTTATTCTAGTTATCATTGTATTCTTGTTTCTCTTGAATTTAGGGGTTTTAATTATTCAATACTTTATGAATCCGTCGAGTAGTCCATATTTAGTGAATGGAATGATTGATGGAACAAATGGCACAGTCATCTCACAAGACCCGAAGAAAGCAGATTCAGTGCTTATTCGTAGGTCAAATAACGAATCGAGTGGTATTGAATTCACATGGTCGACTTGGATACGTATTGATGAGTTGCCCGGCAGCGGCACAGACAATAAGTATCGACATGTTTTTCATAAGGGTACGAATGAATTTGACGAAGTCACTGGTATTGCAAAAATCAATAATGGGCCTGGATTGTACATCGCGCAAGTTAGTCCAACTGGTAATGCTTCTGCCACATTTGCATCGATAAGAATTGTCATGTCAACCACTACATCAGGTAGTACCGAGTTTATCGATGTGGACGATATTCCATTAAAACAGTGGGTAAATGTTATCATTCGCCTTCAAAATACGACCATGGACGTATATATAAACGGGACGGTCGCCGGTCGATTAAATTTAACCAAAGTTCCATTACAGAATTATTACGATGTGAATATTTGCAAAAACGGTGGATTTTTGGGTAAATTATCCAACTTGCGATATTATGACCATGCACTGAATATCTTTCAAATATCGAAAATAGTTGCATCCGGACCAAACATGACTAACGCCACTACTAAGAAAGAAATCACCAATTACAACTATTTATCCACATCTTGGTATACTGCCAAACTTTAGTTGCATGTTAATTCAATATGATAGAATATAACATAAGCATAAAATATTTCTATGCTTATGTTAAATGAGTGAATTAGACGGTATATGCGAACAACGTAGGCAATTTCAACTTTATAATATACCTCCTATACGATATGAATCAATATCTCCTTACATCGGTGCTGTTACACAGGAACAATTAAATATGCGACGTAAAACTGAAATATTGAAATACAACAAAAATTCGACGCAAGGGCCGAGAATGACACAAAAACAAAAATTGGCAGTAACACTTCGCGGAGGCTTTAACACTGCAAGAGTAGTGTGTCCAAACGACTATAAAATCCCGGTATTGACCACTTCTGCTGGAGTGCCTGGACCACCCATGTATTTAGTTGAAGACCCTGACATCCCTCTTTATAATTACGTGAAAGATACAAATGCATATGCAGAAAATAATTATGAAGACGACATTCAATGGGTTTTTACCAGTAAACCGAATCAATTATGTGCAGATAATGATGCATTTACAGAAGTTGCGACATTGGTTATCCGAAAGCCAATACAACAAGCATATACACGGTTTACCTATAGAACGCCTGTTTTATTTCGTATCAAAGGAGTTGGGTTGCCTGCTAATTGTGCAGGTGCAACGATAACTACCCCAATTCCAACCACGGCCCTTAGCTTTCGGGCAACATATAATAATAACAAATTAGAAAATAATATCCAACTAAGCAGTCTATTCTTAAATAATAATTCTATTTCGGCCACATTATCGCCAAACGCAGCACAACTAGCAACAACTGGTACTTTTAATTATTTTTGCGAAGCTTATGTCGGTATATTAGAAATAAGTGGGATTATACTCACAACTAGTCCGGGGTTTGTTTACGGGTTCAATATTATGTATATTATGAACAAGGAAGCAGATGCTATAATTGGTACGGACCTAGAAAAAAGTACGATCAATAAAAATATTCGAGAAAAAACGGTATTTGAATTATATGCAAATCTTACCGATTCATATACACTTCAACCGTCAATTAACTGCACATTGCTCCCCGGTTCAATATTGGTGTCGCCGCCAGCCAAAGAAGTAGTATTTACTGGAAGTGAGATCTAATCATTCACGGCAATACATGAATGGGTTCATCATTTTCGATATATCGGTCATAATCATCTCGACACATTGGGCACGATTCACATTTCACTACACATGATACGCATATGTAGTGGAAACAGCTAGGTATGATTAACTTTTCCGGCGCGATAGTATCGTAACATACCGGACAATCTTCGTATTTATTTTCGGCAGCATACATTGCCCGAAATTTTGTTTGCATGCGTTTGTAATTATATTCAGCCCGTTCGCGTTCTCTGTTTAAAATGTTTCGAAATGTAATTACTTTTCGTGTTTTTGAATCTATTTTTGCTTTTAAGAAGTCAATTTCGTTCTCTTTTTCCTCTAACTCCGTCAATGGCCGCGGAAATGGGGTGTGCGTCTTATGGTAAACGACTCGAATATAGAGGGTTTTGCTTGAACTAGCAGTACTTGACGGTGGGCATAATATACGCACATAGGACATGAGTGTATGTTGCATATACAATTTGTATGGATTGAAATAGTCGTTAAACGATTGCATAAATTCGGTAATCGACGGCAACTCTTGTATTCCGTAAATGGGTTCACTGTCTTCCCATACAACCTCGCTCGATTCTAGGTGACTTGTGATATCGCGATATGCAATCACCACATCTTTTGGCATATCCAATATATATTCGTGTTCAAACTTCGTTTTGTTTTCTGTTTTATTTGTAAGAGTATACGTTTGTATGTGAAATGTTTTCATTTCACCGTTGGTCAACTTGACTTCAACTGTCTGCAAAAACTCAGCCATCGCGCGCTGAAACATCTCATCTCTTGTTAATTTAGGCATTGTCGCGTTTTGTTTTGATTCATTTACTTTTCATATTTATGTAAAGCAAATATCAATTTTTTACATAAACAAATAAATTGTGGGCATATAGTATATAATATGCCTCGTTGCCCTCCTGGTTCTCGTAGATGTCCTCCCAAAACAGGGAAATGCCATAAACGTTCCAACAAGACTGTAAAGCGAAACAAGACCGCCAAGAAAAGCCCCGAGCCTGCTGCTGCTGCTCCGGCGGAAGAGAGCCCTATGCCAAAACTAAAGTGGATTGATCACTTGAAAATGTGCTCTAAAAAGTTCAACATCAAATTCGGTGACGCCATGAAAGATCCCAGATGCCTCAAACTATACCGTGAGAGTCGTTAGAATCGATGCACTTTTGTAAATAATTGATTCTATATCGATTCGTCAACTCAAAGTCGGGCGGATACGTATTTACATCAAACTTATATTCATCAATTCTGTTTATGACACAATAAAATATATATTCGTAGTATTCAATCATATCAATAACTTGAAATATATACGTATCCAAGTTGCGCGCTGCATTACAATGAAAAAAACATATATCGAGTAGTGTTTCCGGTGCATATAAATGAATCCGGGGTTCGTATTTTATATCGACATCAATGTGTTCACAGAATATTGCGTACAATGCCTTCATTTTATTCAATATTTGCTTATATTTGGCGATAACATCTTTGCTTGCTGAATATACACGTCCAGGTGTGCTGGAATCAATGGTTTGTTTCATATTTTTTGCACATTGATTTACTAACCATTTTAAATCTGTTAGAAAAATCCGGTTGGTTTGTACGTTATTTTTACCAATGCTTAATTTATTCAACATTCCTTTTTCGTTGTCGTACAATGATTGTTGTCTGGTTACTAATGACATCTCATTATTTATTTTATCCATTGACCATGTACGTATATCCTTATATTCGTTGAAAACAGTTGCCATTGCATTACATTTTGCTTCCATTTTGTCTATAGTCATCAAATGTTCTCGCTCTATGAATTTTTTTTCATCATTAGTTAACTCAAATGCGGTATACGATCCACCTCGTACATTATCAATTCCATAACACTTCATGTATTTCTTTACACAAAAATCTAGTTCACATGTTTGGCGCAAAACAAGAGATTCTAGTATTCGTAGCGGTTTATATTTGCGCAAATATTCGTGCATTATTTCACATTCTAGCATTATAACAGAATCGTCGGTCGATGTCGTCGATGAACCATGTAGAAACAGCTTATCTTCGGTCAATAATAAAACGTGCAATAAAAACATTGGGCGAAACGTAAATAATATACAGTTGAAAGTCTATATTATTTTTTTGAAAATTCATAAATAACTTATTTGGTTAGTCAGTCCGTTATTGTGCGTTTACGTCGAAATTACTTCGAAATTACTGCGCATGTGAGTGCATAAACACAGTGCGAGTTGGGTTTAAACACATATTCTGTGATGGAAACACCTGTCCGGACATGCATTTGCTATCGTCGTCCACTTCAATGCATCCGCGTTTGCCTTGGTACTCGCCGACCAAACACCAGTTCACCTTTCCAGCAGTAATCGGTTTTTGGATTGGGTCGACACTCGCATCAGGGACAGGTTGATTCATACCTGGCTTTGAGTTATTTATGGCACTATCCAATTTGCTACTTTTTCCATATTTAAAGGAATTGTCGAGCTGGTTCACTGCATCCGTAGCGACGTTTCCACGGCTCGCGTCTTTTAATAGTTCGGCTGCAGATTGTATGGTATCGCCGGCCAAATCAATCCCCGATTTGGCTACATCCGTTACTACGTCCGTCGACTTATCTATTACGGTACCGGCGGTATATCCAAACACGGATAATATTTGAGTAAATAGCGGTCCAAAAACATTGCTAATTGTTTGCAAGATGTTACCCATGGATGCCAACATATTTATACCTAAAAAGGAGAGCACGAGTAAGACAGTTAGCACAACAATAACCATGTTTTTTCCACTAAACATATTCATTTCGCCGGTTGGGGCGGGTACAATAGTAGGTTCGGTCACGCTCGGCGTTATTGGTTTTTGAGTATTTTCAAATGACTGATTCATAATTATATATTATAACCAGTTTTTTTTTGCGAACCGCATTATACTAATATTCTAATATTCTTACAAAAAGAATTTAGACATTCGTTTATTAATATGTTATAATTTGTATTCCTAGTATAATGAGTTTAATTGGAATGCTCGAGTCGTTTTTTATATTAAGTTTAGGCATTACCTTTGTATTAGTTCTGTTTTTAGTATATCATTTTAAACAGCGACTTGCAATATTAGAAAATAAGTGTGATACTACGTTTGAAATTATTAACAACGTTGTCAGTGAATTAGGTAATATTCGCGGTGCGTTTCGTGTAGGAGGAGCGACCACCCAGATGCCTGCACCTGCACCGCCAGTGCGACCCGAGAATGCTAAAATTAATGTTACAATTAGCGATGATGATCGTGAAGTGAGTGATTACGATGACGAGGATAGCAGTGATGATGATGATGATGATGATGATGATGGAGACGATGGTGATGACGAGGAGGATGATGATGATGATGATGATGACGAGGATGATGATGATGACGATGAAGATGATGAAGATCAGGAGAGCAACGACGATAATGCGGCGCATCATGTCGTTCACGACGTTGCTGAAAGCGGCGATGATGATAGTGACGGTGTCGGTCATGGCGTCCACGATGTCAATGAAAGCGGTGAAGAAGATGTAAATATCACGAATACCATTCGCATTATAAATTTGGACAATCAACAAGAGTTCGATATTATCGAAACTGTAGAGGAGCTAACTGCCGAAAATGGTAACAGAGATGACCATGTCGATGATGAAAGCTCACATATCGAAAATATGGAAGAAATCCAGTTACACGTGGAAAAGTTGCCTACCGGTGAACGTCATTTAGACGATTCATCTATTGCCAGTTCAGTCGCAGAGTCGAAAAACAATAGCCATATTTACAAAAAAATGACACTCCCTGTACTGAAAGCATATGTTATTGAAAAGGGGTTAGCCAGCGACCCGAGTAAAATGAAAAAGCAAGAACTAATTCAGTTAATTGAATCCAGTGATATTTAGTGTAGTTGTTTCATACTGCCCAAATAAAAAAAACAAGTATAATATATAATTCTATTTGTATATTATAATGCAATCAACTATGTCGTTTCATCCAGAGACTATACAATCGGCATATCCGGTTATAAAAGAGACCGTACCACAATCTGAGCGTGGATATAGAACCAATAACAAATATCCTCAATTCCCACCGCTAATGAATGACGGGCGTTCAATCACCGCTACATGGCAACATGATGCTGTTGCAAACACAAAACTCATTGAAGAGAACCAGATTAAGTCGAACTGGGAATACCGTAGATTTCTCACAAAAAACGCTACCGGAGTGATGGAACAGAATTTTAGAGAATCGTCCAACGATTTAGGGTATAACAGTCGATTTGCCGCTGCGCCTAACATTCAATCGAATCAGTTTGTCGGTGCATCTAGTCCCGCTCTATATACGTCTGTACAGGACAATAAATCGGTTCTTGGCCGCACGATTAGCGATTTAAAGACGAATTACTTGACTCGCGAAGACCTGCAATCCCGAAAATTCGCCCCTGTTATTACACAAGATCAGTTTATCAAATCTATGGGCGCAGAGAAACCAAAGGCATAAGTATTTTTTGAATATGGGCATATAGAAATAACACGTTTATTAACTTCATACATGAAGGTAATAAGTTTTGATATTGGGATAAAAAACATGGCGTATTGCGTATTGTCGTCAACGCAATGTGCCGATGCGCCGATAACGATTCATGATTGGAATGTATTGAGTATGATCGAAGAAACTGCGTCCACAATATTTCCGTGTAATTGTATGATTGCCGGGAAAAATAAAAAAACCGAGCCCAAAATATGCAATAAAGCGGCGAAATATAGTAAAAATGACCAATACTTTTGCGACCGACATGCCAAAATCTATAAACAATATATCATTCCAACCAAAAAACACTCATCGGCGTTTATCAAAAAACAAAAGGTGCCCGATTTGATCGCATTATGCAATACACATATGTTGTTATTGAACAGAGATGCAAAAACACTTAAAAAGGACCAACTCATTGAAATACTTTCCGGGTTTTATAAACAAATGTGTTTCGATCCAATTGTCGCTATAAAATCGAAAAACGCGAATGAAATTGATTTAATTCACATAGGCAAGTCTATCAAACGATTATTTGACCAATTGCCCGATATTGACACCATTACAAATGTATTGATTGAGAACCAAATATCGCCCATTGCAAACCGGATGAAGACAATTCAGGGTATGTTAGCGCAGTATTTTATTATGAAAAATGACAATATACACATCGACTTTGTTTCGTCTTCGCACAAATTGAACCAGTTCAAGCAACTGCCGGTATTACGTGAACCGACGAATGCAATAGTACATGATAGTGCTGGTACCGGCGAATCTACTAAAACAAACCCACATTATAAAGCCCACAAAACTGACGGCATTACATATTGTCAAGAAATACTCGAAAAAAACGCTACGATGACACATTGGAATTCATCCATGAATACCCGTAAAAAAGACGATTTAGCAGATGCATTCTTACAAGGCATGTGGTACTTCAAACAACAAAATATTATATGTTATGCGGATGATTTAAAAATAAAACTTGTGTAAATATCATAACAATGGAATCTATCGATATCAGTTTAGATAATTTAGAACCTATTTCTTTGGATTTTAACAGTGGTAATGCGACTCCATCTGTTAATTTTGGGTCTGGAATAGAATTACTAATGAACGATAAAAAAAGAAGCGCGTCTGGCGATAACATGAGGTTGGATTTAGGCGATTTGGACGATTTAGAACAAGAAATGAATGAATTGTCGAGTAAAGCGACCGCCGCTTCACGTGGCAATTCATCTGGAGACAATACAAAATCGCTCGGTGGAATGGCGGCCAGTCTATTTGGTTTGGGTGGGTTTATGAGCAGCAAGCCCGAAAATGCGCAGCCCATGCAGCGCGATTCAACCCCGACAAACGATTATACAAAGACTGATGCGAATTTGGGATATGCGACTCGTGAAAGTGCCGGCAACACAAAAACATGGGATGGGTTTTCCAAGATGAATGATGTGCCTGCTTCCGGTCCGGCGTCTTCTTCTTCCTCGGCCAACTTAAATGAACGCGAAAAACGTCGCAAGAAGCGATTGATGTTGAAAAAGATGGAAGAATGGTATGCAAAGGGACAATTGAAACAGGGTTCACAGCTTACCATCGATTCGCCTTATGAAGAGATTGAAGACGAATACGAAAGCGTTATGGACGATAAACGTAAAAAGGATGCAGTTAAGTTGCAGGGCTGGTGGTTAATGACCTTTGTTAATTCACTCGAGTACGGAAACGCGGTGTTTAACCCGTTCGATTTGAATTTGGATGGGTGGGGTGAGCAAGTGAGTGAAGATATTGATAGTTACGAGGAAATTTTCGCGGAGTTGCATGATAAATACAAAGGCGGAAAGATGGCGCCCGAATTGTCGCTGTTGTTACGTATGGGGTTTAGTGCAGCAGTGTTGAACTTTTCTAACAAGGCGTTATCGAGCGCTGCGCCCGGTTTTAACGATGTTATTAAACAGAGTCCTGAATTGATGAAGATGTTCACAAATGCAACTGTCAGCAGCATGAGCCAGCAGTCTCCCAGTTTTGAGTTTGCGCAGAATTTGATGCAAGACCATAACAACAAGCCCCGTGGGCCTCCTCCGCCCGCGCCCGTAAATACACAAGAACGTCCTGCTCCTCAGCGTCCCGGCATGACGTTTACTGATGCGCCGAGCAGCCGCCCTGATATTGCGGCGAGCCGCGGAGCAATGTTTCGTGAGCCCGGAGTAGATGTAAATAACAACTTTCAGGGAATAAACGAGGCACCCAAGAAGATTGCAACTCCCACTCAACGCCCTGAAATGAGAGGGCCACAAAATAGCGATATTGACAATATTTTGTCGGGATTGAAGACGCGGTCAATCAACATTCAAGAAACGCGAGAAGCCCCGAATCAAGGAGATGACTCGATGATTTCTATTGCGTCATTGAATGATATGCAAAATTCCAACATGCCCAAGCGTACAAATCGTAGAAAAAACAAGTCGGATAAAAATGTGATTTCATTGGATATCTAAGCCATTGAAGAATTACATAAGCCAATTATTACACATTTTCTATATCATTCAAATGAAACGTTCGGGTTTGCGTAGCCAATGAGTCGTTCGACGGATTTACACCATTGAAGATTTTAATTCGCAATTAAGGGCGAATTAAAATCTGTAAATAAGTGATACTTTAAGAAAAAACCGCACCAAAATGTGCGGTTTTAATTCTTCAAAGGTATAAATCTTCATCGTTGTAAATATTCAAAAATGATCATGCGAGTTGGGTATTTGTCATTTGATATCTCATATTTGTTTACTATATGACGGATTTGTCCAGTTTTATTTCCGGCAATACCTTCTTGTAGATTTTCTTGTTTAATTTATCGTGGTCTTCGTAATTGCCTAGTGCATGTACACATGCTTTTGCATAGAAATTGTATTCCGGTGTATCTAGTTC